AGAGAAGATGGAGAAACTGGAACAGAATACGTCCATAGAGGAGTGGCTCAAAGATCTTTCACTAGATCATGGACCCTCAGTGACGAGACGGAAGTTAGATCAGTTAGCTTTGAGGATGGGTTGCTGAGTATCACACTCGGTAGAATTGTTCCAGATCATCATAAAAGAGTGGATTGGTTCTGATTTGCTGACCGATTTTTGCTGCCGTTGATACAAAAGTGTATCACTATGATACACTTTTTGCTATATAATTATGTACCATGGAGGACGACTTATGAATCTCACAGCCGCCACTCTTACTATTGGCACCGCAATGACTCTTTTTTTCAATAGCACCCTTGGGAGCGCATTCCCCTAATAGTCCCCCCAGTATAAATACCTACGATTTTACAACACCATAATGGCACTATTCGCACTCTTCTCAGTTCTCACGGCATCAGCAATCGGAGCATACAAACTAACACCAAAAACGGAAAAAGAGGAATTATTTCTTCCTTATTGAGTATTGAATAAATAAAACTGAATATCGTCGTCGCAGACGGAGGGGTAACTGGCAAAATCCAGTTGACGCCCCTCTTTTTTATTGCTAAAATGTATGGAGGACAAAGAGTACTATGACAATCAAACTTGCACTTTTAAAATCTGGTGAAGATATCATCAGTGATGTCAGTGAAATGGCAGTTGGTGAAGGTGAAGATCTTCGTGTAGTTGGTTATTACCTCACAAAACCTTGTGTGGTTAAATTGATTAAACCGACTATGGATGCTGATGATAATCTAGGGATTGATGTTTCACTTTATCCTTGGATGCCTCTCACGGCCGAAGAAAAAATTCCAATTCCCTCAGATTGGCTTGTAACTATGGTTGAACCAAATGCCAATCTAAAAGAAATGTATATCAAAGACGTAATCGATTATGGAAAAGACAATCAAAGTTTTAGTGTTGATGAACAATCAGATTCTGATCAGTCAGATTGAGGAAGTTGGAGCAGATATTGGTGAACCTGATTGTAAGTTAGTGGAACCATATGTTGTTACCAAAGATAAAACTTTGGAACCATTTCTCTCAAACTATACTAGAGAAAATACTTTTATGATGAGTTCTGACAAGATCCTGACTCTTGCAGACCCAACTTCAATTCTACTCATAAAATATCAAGACCTTATTAAGTAATGCGTTTCTACACTAATGTTCAGTTGATTGGTAATCAGTTCCTCGTTCGGGGAGTTGAAAATGGTAAACGATATGAACATAGGGATGAATTCTTCCCTACACTATTTGTAAAATCTAAAAAGCAAACCAAGTATCGAACATTAAATGGAGAACCCGTAGATGAAGTGCATCCTGGCACGGTTCGGGATTGTCGTGAGTTCTACAAAAAGTATGATGAAGTAGATGGGTTTGAGATCTATGGAAATGATCGATACATCTATCAATATATTTCTGAGAAATATCCTGAGGATGAAATTAAGTTTGATATTAGTAAAATTAAACTTGTAACCCTTGATATTGAGGTAGCTTCAGAGCAAGGTTTCCCTGATGTTGAATCTTGTTCTGAAGAAATTCTTGCTATTACAATTCAAGACTATACTACAAAAAAGATTACAACTTGGGGAGTTAAACCTTTTGCCAATAAGCAAGACAATGTAACTTATTATAATTGTCATAGTGAGTATGAACTTCTCAGTAACTTTATCAACTATTGGATGGTTGATGTTCCTGATGTGATTACTGGTTGGAACATTCAACTGTATGATATTCCATATATCTGCAAACGACTCAATCGTGTATTGGGTGAGAAACTGATGAAACGTTTTTCCCCATGGGGCCTTGTTAGTGAAGGAGAGGCATATATCAAGGGACGTAAACATACTACTTTCGATGTTGGTGGTGTAACTCAACTTGATTATCTTGACTTATATAAAAAGTTTACATACAAAGCACAGGAATCATATCGCCTTGACTACATAGCTGAAGTGGAACTGGGACAGAAAAAGCTGGACCACTCTGAGTTTGACACCTTTAAAGATTTCTATACTAAAGGGTGGCAGAAGTTTATCGAATATAACATTGTTGACGTAGAACTTGTTGACCGTTTGGAAGACAAGATGAAACTGATTGAACTGGCACTGACCATGGCATATGATGCCAAGGTTAACTATGCTGATGTGTTCTATCAGGTTCGCATGTGGGATAATATCATCTACAACTACCTTAAGAAACGAGACATCGTTATTCCTCCCAAGATTCGTTCTGATAAAAACGAAAAATATGCAGGCGCATATGTCAAGGAACCGATTCCGGGAAAGTATGATTGGGTGGTCAGTTTTGACCTTAATAGTCTGTATCCTCATCTTATTATGCAATATAATATTTCCCCAGAGACATTACTTGATGAACGACACCCAACGGTCACAGTTGATAAGATACTTAATGAAGAAGTAACCTTTGAAATGTATAAGGATTATGCTGTTTGTGCGAACGGAGCTATGTTCCGTAAAGACACAAAAGGATTTCTTCCTGAATTGATGGAGAAGATGTATGGCGATCGTGTCATCTTTAAGAAGAGGATGCTACAAGCAAAGCAAGAGTATGAGAAGACTCCTACTAAGGCACTGGAGAAGGAGATTGCACGTTGCAACAATATCCAGATGGCTAAGAAGATTTCACTCAACTCTGCTTATGGTGCTATCGGTAATCAGTATTTCCGTTATTACAAACTGGCCAATGCGGAAGCGATTACGCTTTCTGGTCAAGTCTCTATCCGTTGGATTGAGGGTAAAGTGAATGCATATCTAAATAAGATTTTGCAAACCGAAGGCGAGGATTATGTCATCGCATCTGACACTGATTCAATCTACCTTAATATGGGACCTCTTGTTACTAAATTTCTTAGTAGTAAGTCTGACGATAAAACAGCAGTTGTTTCGTTACTTGATAAGATCTGTCAAGATAAGTTGGAACCATTCATCGAACAATCTTATCAGAACCTTGCGGATTACGTTTCGGCATATGAACAAAAAATGCAAATGAAACGTGAGAATATTGCTGATCGTGGTATTTGGACTGCGAAGAAGCGATATATTTTGAATGTGTGGAATAGTGAGGGTGTTCAATATACAGATCCTAAACTGAAAGTTATGGGCATTGAGTCTGTGAAGTCATCTACACCAGCTCCATGCCGTAAGATGCTTAAGGATGCATTTAAAATTTTGATGACTGGAACTGAAGATGATATGATTGACTTTATTGAAAAGTCTAGGAAGGAATTTAAAACTCTTCCTCCAGAACAAGTATCTTTTCCACGTTCAGTTTCTGATGTTCAAAAGTATAAATCTACTTCTGACATCTATACTAAAGGAACTCCGATTCACTGTCGTGGAGCATTGTTGTTTAATCACTATATCAAAGAAAAGAAACTTACTCATAAGTATTCTCTTATTCAAAATGGTGAGAAGATCAAGTTTTGCTATTTAAAGAAACCAAATATTATCCATGAGAATGTGATTTCTTTTATTCAAGATTTTCCTAAAGAGCTTGGTATTGACAAGTATATTGATTATGACCTACAATTTGAAAAGTCATTTCTTGAACCATTGAAGGCAATCCTTGATGCGATTGGTTGGAATGTAGAAAAAACTGTAAACCTAGAACTATTCTTTTCCTAATGGAATTACCTATTAATGATAAAGAGCTTGACACAATTGTGAGTGCTCTTCGTCTTGGTGGAGACATTGCTCTCTATCAAAAATTAAATAATATTAAAGATCTTCGTAAGACTAATCCTGAAGATTATAAAGAACTTGCTGCACAACAATTTGGATTTGTATTGTAATGGATTTTTTAAAAGAGATTGTAAAAGAGATCGGAGATGACTACACAAAACTCGCCGCAGACATCGACGAAACAGAACAATATGTGGACACGGGTTCGTACATTTTTAACGGACTTGTTTCAGGGTCTATATTTGGTGGTGTATCTGGGAATAAGATTACTGCCATTGCTGGCGAGTCTAGCACTGGAAAAACTTTTTTCAGCCTTGCGGTCGTCAAGAATTTTCTTGATGCTAATCCTGATGGGTATTGTCTATATTTTGACACTGAAGCTGCTGTTAACAAGACTCTTATCGCAAGTCGCGGTATTGACTTAGATCGTCTGGTTGTTGTAAATGTTGTTACAATTGAGGAGTTTAGAACTAAAGCACTGAAGGCAGTTGATATATACCTTAAGAAATCCGAAGAGGATCGCAAACCTTGTATGTTTGTGCTAGACTCTTTGGGGATGCTTTCCACAGAGAAGGAGATTACTGACGCACTTAATGACAAACAGGTTCGGGACATGACTAAATCCCAACTGGTCAAAGGTGCGTTCCGTATGCTCACTCTCAAGTTGGGTCAAGCTAACATTCCCATGATCGTTACAAATCACACTTACGATGTCATTGGTGCTTATGTCCCTACAAAAGAAATGGGTGGAGGCAGTGGACTCAAGTATGCTGCTTCTACAATCATCTATCTCAGCAAGAAAAAGGAAAGAGATGGAACGTCAATCGTCGGAAATCTTATCAAGGCTAAGACTGCTAAGTCGCGTCTAAGTAAGGAGAACAAGGATGTTACGGTGCGTCTTTATTACGATGAGCGTGGTCTTGATCGATATTATGGTCTTCTTGAACTGGGAGAGATTGGTGGTCTCTGGAAAAATGTGGCAGGTCGTTATGAAATGACTGTTGATGGTGAGACTAAGAAAGTCTATGCTAAGGCAATTTTGAAAGATCCTGAAACATATTTTACTCCAGAAGTAATGGAGAAGCTTGACGAAATCGCAAATAAAGAATTTAGTTATGGTTAATTTAAATGATCTTATTTCAGTAATACCAAATTCTATTTCAAATAAAGTTTGTGATGATTTAATTTCTTTTTTTGAGTCAAACCCAGAAAAACATGAAACTCTCAATAACAATGGGACACCTAATTTTACTCAATTAAATTTAACTAAAAATAGAGAAGAAAAAGAGGATATTCATAATAAACTTATTCAAACTGTCTTTAAGCACAGAAATGGATATTATAAACATGTTCATAGAGATGTATTTCCAGACTCTCATGCATTTGAAGAATTTCGCATAAAGAGGTATAATACTGGAGGTGAGGATCGTTTTGATACTCATGTTGATGTCCAGAACTATCAAACTGCCAGAAGATTTTTATCTTTCTTCTGGTATTTGAATGATGTTGATGAAGGTGGTGAGACAGAGTTTGATGATTTGATTATTAAACCAAAGAAAGGAACTCTGGTTATCTTTCCTCCACTATGGATGTTCCCACATAAAGGCAATCCACCTATTAGTGGAACAAAATATCTACTAAGCACTTATTTACATTATAAATGATGGAACGAATCGAGACTACAATTCTTAGAAATCTTATTCACAATGAAGAGTATTCTCGTAAGGTCATCCCATTTATCGAACCTGATTATTTTGATAGTAGATCTGAAAAAGTAATCTTTGAGGAGATTACTCGTTTCATTGTGAAGTATGGCTCTGCCATTACATCCGAAGCATTAAATATTGAGGTTGAAAATAGGACAGATCTAAACGAGAGTGAAGTTAAAGATACGAGAGATATCTGCAATTCTTTTAATGACTCTCCAGTAGATCCCCAATGGTTATTGGATTCTACTGAAAAGTGGTGTCGAGACCGTGCAATTTATCTTGCCTTGATGGAATCAATTTCCATCGCTGATGGGCAGGATGATAAAAAGAATCGTGATGCGATTCCATCTATTCTGTCAGATGCTCTGGCAGTTTCTTTTGATACAAACATCGGTCATGATTACCTGATTGATTATGAGCAAAGATACGAAGCGTACCATAAAAAAGAAGACCTCATCCCGTTCGACCTTGAGTATTTCAACAAGATTACGAAAGGCGGCCTCCCGAATAAAACGCTTAACATTGCTCTCGCTGGCACTGGTGTCGGCAAGAGTTTGTTTATGTGCCATGTTGCATCTTCCGCACTCTTGGGAGGGAAGAACGTATTATACATCACGCTTGAAATGGCTGAGGAGAAAATTGCAGAGCGAATTGATGCTAATCTACTCAATGTCCCTATTCAGGAGATAACTGATCTTCCTAAGATGATGTTTGAGAGTAAGGTCACAAACCTTTCCAAGAAGACACAAGGTCAACTAATTATTAAAGAGTACCCTACTGCAAGCGCACACAGTGGACACTTTAAGTCACTTCTTAATGAACTTGCACTTAAGAAGTCATTTAGACCTGATATTATTTTCAT